GAATATATTGATGTCAATAAATTACATGAATCTCAAATTTATGACACAAAAGTTGACTTATATGATGGATTTTATGATGTAGATGGTACATTAAAATATAGAGATAAATGGAAACACACTAATTTAATCCATGTTAAAGAGAACGATTATATTGTATTTGAAAAACCGTTTAGTAATTACGCGTGTTATTTTGACAATAATAAAAAGTTTGTAGATTCGTTGATATTAAATGAACCACAAGATTCAATATCAATTCGTGTACCAAATAATATTGCATATGTTGGATTTAATATTTTAATAAGTAATTTGAATTTGTATAAGATTACAATTAATGAAAAACCACTGATTCAAAAGTTTAAATTAAATAATTTTATTATCACAAATGATAATTTAATTGAACCATTAACAAAGTTATCTACTTGGCATAATAAAAATTATGTGAGCTATGGTGATAGTATAACTTGGTATGATGGACATGACTATCCAAATGGTGAATTATGTGTTGGCTATCAAAGCATTATGAACAAACATATAGGATTTAATTCAATCAACAATCAAGGCTATAGCGGTTATGCATTAGCTGATGGAACATCACATGGCACTGGCGTTGTAACTGAAATTTTAAAAAATGACAATACTTTATATGATTTATGCTCAATCGCTTGCGGGACAAATGATTTTAAGCTAAATGTTCCTATTGGTGAATTAGGTATTATTGGTGAAAGTGAATTTGATAGAAATACATTCTACGGAGCTTATAGAACAGCTATAGAATATTTATTAAATCAAAAACCTACTCTTCGTGTAGTATTATTTACACCTCTTCAAAGAGATAATGATGGTTATGATGTTAATAAGATAAATACATCTGGTCACAAATTAATTGATTATGTAAATGCAGTTAGAAAAGTTGGTGAATTGTATGGAATACCAGTATGTGATATGTATTCTAACAGTGGATTTACAAAATTAACGTTAGATACATACACTATTGACGGGCTGCATCCAAGTAACGCTGGATTTAAAAGAATGGGAAATTATGCAACACAATTTGTTAATTCTATTGGTGTGTAGTTAACTAAATAAGAAATTAGCAAATTGTTGCATTTAAATAGAATGAAAACTTGAAAGGAAAACGAATATGAGTGGTGAATATCTTAGTGTTATTATTTCAGCATGCATGCTTGTAATTGCATTTATTACGTATAATCGTGGCACACGCAAGATGGATGGCGAGCAAATATCAAATATGGCATTTTTGAAGAATGAATTGGAACATATTAAATCGGATTTAAGTGATATAAAGGATTCAATTTCAGAAATTAAAAAAGGAAGTAATTCAATGGAAGTGGAGCTTTCTCAAATAAAAGAACAAATAACTACTTTGTTTAAACGTGTAGAAGCGTTGGAGGATCGTAATAAAAATGGATATTAAAGATGCAAACAAAAAACTTCAAAATGTAGAAGAAAAAGTAGATAACATTTATGGTTTTTGCTCAAAATTAATTGATAGAAACTATAAAACGAGTAGAACGATTATTACAGTATTGGTTTTAGTGATTATTGTTCTTTATTCTACTATTGTTTGTCGCGGTTATTGGAAAGATGATCATGTGAATAATTGTTCTTGCGAAGCTAATTCAAACCAACGAATTTAATTAAGGCGGTGGTTTATATTAACAAAGCTAACAGATTAAAAGAAATACGTCCTAATGATGCATTAATACTTATCAAATCTGTTGGATTAAGAAAGAAATATGAACAGGTTTTGATTATGAGATACGTGTATGATATGTCATGCACGGAAATTGCAGATGCATTATGTGTGGAAGTACAAACCATAAGAAACAGAGTATGCAAAGCAAGAAAAATGTTCGATAAATATGTGAGCAATCTATAATGGTTGCTCATTTTATTTTGGGTATTTTATGAGTATTATTCGAGTATTAAATTATTTATTACGTAACCATATAATTAAAGCGTAAAGAGGTGGTTGAAATGTATAACAATTATAATCCAGCACAAGCACGAATTGACAGCTTGATGCAGCAAAGACAAATGATAGATCAACAAATTCAGCAAGTACAACAGTATGCAAATATTCCACCTATCAATATTAATAATCAGATTACACCACAACAACAAGGTAATTTTGATTTTAATGGAAAATGGGTGAATGACGAACAGGAAGCTAGAAACTTTGCGAATGCAAATTTACCAACGATTTTATTTGATAACAATAAATCTATTTTTTATATGAAATCTTTAGATGGAACATTTAAAAAGTTCAAATTTGAAGAAATCACGGAAGATAATTCTAACAGTATTGAAAATCGTGTAAATGGAATCGAAAAGAAATTAGATGATTTGATATGTGCATTAAGCAAACCACCAAAACAAGCTAATGAACAACCAAAGAAAGGAGCACAAACAAAATGAATCCTTTAAAAAGTATTATGGGAAATATGAATCCAATTAACATGATGAATATCCCCAACAAATGTTAATGAATATGTTGTCGCAGAAAAATCCACAAGCATTTCAACAATTTCAAATGCTTATGAACAGTGGCCAAAATCCACAAATGATTTTAAATCAGATGATGGGTAATTTAAATCTCCAACAAAAACAACAACTTCAACAAATGGCAAAACAGTTTGGAATCAGGTAACAACGGATAAACCGTTATTATAGAAAGAAAGGAGAACATATATGATGGAAATCACGAGAGAAGACAGGCGGTCGGTGATCGATCACTGTTATCTGACCTATTTTATCAGCGGAATGGTCATCCTGATCTTCGGTGTCATTCTGCCAAACCTGATCGAGGAGAGAAATTTAAGCTTTACCGCGGCCGGCGGACTGCTTTC